CTGATCTGTTCTCCAACGCGCAGGCAGGAATGGCACATCGTCAACAGGCGGGCCAGAACCTTCGGGCGATCCTCCTTGTACCAGAATGCAAAGTTCCACGTCAGCCCCCACCCGGAATACGTGGACTTCGCCGAGTCGAACGAATCGAGGTTCAGGTCGTAGTCCTGCGCCCCCATATTGCGAAGCACGGTGCGGATGATGTCGGCCGGCGACGTCATCGACGCGGTATCCGACCGCGTGAACTTCGTCGGCATGTCCAGGATCTTGCTGCCAGTCATCCACAACCCGGAGGCGTCAACCGTTCCGTCGTTGTTGCTATCGGCGATGATCGGCTGAAACATCCTCCAGTTGTGCGATGCCGCATCGGCTTTCGTCGCCTGAGTGAAGGTAAACCCCGTGCTGGCCCACTCGAGCTTTGCCCCGCACTCCCGAGGAGAACGCACGGCGGTGATCGTGTACGTATTCGTCGTTTCACCGAGCAGGTAGTACCTGCCATCGACCGCGTACACGGAGCGCAGCGGTATGTAGCAAGTGCCGTACGGTTCCGGTACGCATACGTTGTCCGATACCGTTCCTAACACGTTCGGGAAGATATCCGACACAAGCCGCGTATTCGGGTAGGTGCCTTTCAGGAACTCCTGTGTGAAGTCCTCGCAAACGATGTCGATCTGTTGCCCGTAGGGTGACGCCGACTTGATACGAAACCGCCAGGAGTTTATCAGTTCCTTCCCAATGGTGTCCCCGATGACAAGCCCTATGCGAACCGTTCCGCCTACGAAGGAGGATGCTGTAAGGGTATTGCTGGCGTTGGATATGGTGAACGACACGTCATTCGGAGCATGAATGCCCGCCTCTGACTTGCCGCGGCGCATGGTGATCCCTGAGAAGTTGACGATCTTGAACGAGTGCGGATATTCCCACTCGTTGTCGTTGTACCACCCCGGCTCCTGTACGTGGCCGTTGTCGATCCATTCGTTGCCGGTGGATACGGTGCCGGTGGAGTAGTACCTGATAGCATCGGCTGTATCCTGGATGCGGAATATCCACTGCACGGTCTTGTTCGCGGCGGCGATAACGTCCAGTTGCCGTTGAGAATAGAAATCCGGCCCCGTGCCTGGAACATACTCCACCCCATAAACCGGCCAGCCGTGGTCGGGCCATCCCCTGTCGGGCCATCCCCTCGCGGGCCAGCCGCCGATGAAGCCGGTTGTCATTTACGTCAGGTCGAACGTCACGGCAGATCGGTTGCCGCTGGCGTCCGTTGTCCACGTTATGCGGTTCTTTGTGTCGGCAAGGTCGCGGTAATTGATCGTCGCTGTGCCCCCGCCGGTGACAAGGCGGCAGAGCGCGATCAGAAGTCGATCCACCTGCCTGCGCGTGACCGTCCCTTCCACCACTTCATCGTGGATGGAGTCCACCGCTCCCGCAGTGATCGACACCACGTTCGCGTCCAACGTGCCGGATACGACCGCCGAAAGGACCGGACGCATGGGCGTTGCGTATATCTTCAAGTCGGAGGTTGCGTCCGGGTTCGTGGCCCATGCTACGTGAACCGTTGCGAGTTTCGTTGAACCGACGTAATCGGTAATCATCCGGGCCTGCCCACTACCCGTGCCGCCGTAGATGTAGACGATGGCTCCGTTGTAGTAGTCATCCGTCGCCGAAGCCCCCGACCCGAGGTTGATGGTAGTCGTGGAATCGTATGCTCCGGCGTTGTCGGACAGAAGGATCACCGGCAATTTGACTGGATACAGCACCAGCGGAGTCGTTTTCATTCCGGTGGTCGCTGACTTTGCGATGATCGCCGCTACGTCGGTCGTCATCTCCGCCGCCGTCAGGGAGAGATAGTACATCCCGGAGGAAGTGGCGATCTCCGTCGCTTCGTTCGTACAATCGGCGAAGGTATCACCGTTGAGACTGATCTCCGAGTCGGGAGTCGTCGCCCCGGTAACAAGGTCGCCGTCTGCATCGAGCATCGGAAGTACGACGGTGTACGGCAATCCGTAGACGGGGAAATCAAGCACGTTGTTCCGCAGAGCGGTCGCTTCAGCCATTTACCATTTCCTCCGTCCGAGTGTCATGTAAGGGATTCCGCCCCAACGCTGTATCGTTGGATGTCCGACACTATCGTGCCCCCCCTCCCAATCGTAAAGAGCATAATTAGTGCTTCCACCATAGCAATAAATCCCGGCGTAGCCAGAAGCCGTAGTGGAGTCAGTACGCGAATCACTTGTACCGGCCATTGTTGCTGTATGTACCGAACCCACAGATTCCAATAGTATGATATTTGCATCAGAAGTATTTACTGCTATATTAGATCCAAGTAGCGTCATCGTTGCGCCGGCATATTTATATATTTGCATTACGCTGGTTGATACTCTGTATAATAGATATCCGCTTGCCGTACCGGAAAGCGAACCTCTTGTAACGAATCCTCCGTTAGCTTTTGTTGTTCCTTTTGCGTATTGATCGTCATTAAATACAGCCGCATCCCACAAGGACTTACATCCCGGTGCGGATACTCCCCAAGCAAGACCACTCGACTTCCTGTTTGCGTTGAAATTGGGAGATTGAGTCCAGTTAGTCGCCAGCGGATTCTCATCGCCATCAAACACATCGGTCGCAACCGTTGTCCACGCCATCTTAGAAATCCTCTCCGGCGAATCTGTGAAGCACGTTGCGCCCGTACAGCGCGGCGAAGTGACCCGGAAGCGTGGCTACCACCTGCCGCACCGTAGTCGTCCCGGTGATCCAAGAGGTGTCGATCCCCTTGCTCTGCAACCACGCGCCGATGGCCTGACGTTGCGCCGCAGGAATAGACGCTACCGTAGCGTCGATGTTCTGCGTCAGGAAAGACTTCGCGTCCACCTGCCTGTGTCCGTCGGCGACCTGCGCCACGGAGAACATCTTGACGACATACCGAAGAACGTCCTTCATCGTGTGCGATCCGGTAATGCCCGACGTGTCGATTCCCCACCCCTCCAACTTCGTCCGCGCCGCGTTCCTCCACGCCAGCGGATAGGACGAAAACGGAGTGGCGAGGATCGTCGCAAGGTGCGCCCGATCCGTAGCGCGTAACGGAATGACGGGAGTCACACGAACGTCGGCTTCGATGGCGGTCAGGACCGCCGCAGACGCCTCCACCGTGCAGATAGAGATACGTCGTGCGGGATGGTCGATCTCATCGAAGTTATCCCCGTTGGCCGGATTGATGAACGTGTTGAGGAGCGACCGGTACGGACCGGTGGTATCCGACCACGTTGACGGATCGAGCGACAGCGCCATCCCGGAACCGATCTGTGGGGCGATGTAGATTCTCAAGGGCACTTACTCGTACCACCTTCCGTCGAGGTCGAGAGGCATCAGTCGGCGATCCTTCCGAGAACTTTCATCTTTATGCCGGTCAACCCCATCCTGGACATGTGCTGTCCTGAACGCGGCAACACGCAATCGAACCGGACGACATACGTATGCCCGTCCCCGTAGGCGTACTTGAACGACCGCTGACAACCGTTCGCTTTCGCGGGATCGTTGTACCAGTCGAAGATCGTGCCGCTGTCGGAAGCAGTAAGTACGTTCCATCCAATCGTGATGTAGAAGATGGACGACGTGCCGAAGGATATCCGCTCCTCCGACCCGTCCGCGCCCGTGTGGACAACGCCGTTCTTCGACGACTCTTCCGTCACGACACCTTGCGGAGTGATGCCGATGGCGGCGTTGTAGTCGGGGGTTACTGTCGCAACGTAATCGTAGATTTCGGCGGACGCCATTTAGTTCACCCTGCGGATGGCTTCTGAAAGATTCGCACTGCGCGGGATATGCTTCGCCACCACGTCCGCCACCACTTTCCCGTCGAGGTACACAGGCACGCGCACGGTGATGTCCCCGCCGCTTCCCTGTGATACCCCGCCACCACGCATATTCTCCCAGAACTCCGGCGGGGCATTCTGGAGGAAGTTGCTCCGCTGCGGCTCATAGGTCGGCACAACCCATTCCCGCCCCGCCTCGCCAGCCAGCGACGGACCGGATGTAAGCCCCCCACCTGCGAACGCCGGAGCGGTCCTACCCATGACATCGTAGGTGGCGGCCAGTTGCCTCGCGGCGGCCAGCCGTGCCGCGTTGTCCGCCGCCGTGATCGCGTCCAGCTGCATCAGCGCGGTGTTCTTCATCTCTCCGATGTCCGCCACATCCCCGACCACGGAGTTGTAGAGTGCCTGGTAGTCGCCCCCATACGTACGCATGAACTCCAGATATTCTTTGGCGTAGTTCAGGAAGCCGGACACGTCCTGCGTGGTCGCCCCGGAAGCGGATGCCAGCGCCTTCTGACGCTCGTACTCCAGCCGCCATCCTTCCATCGACTGCACGGGAGCGAGAGAGGAACGGGACAGGTCGGAGATCCAGTCCGTTATCATCCGCACCTGATCCTTCAGCGCCTTCGTCATGTCCCCCATCGACCCGCCAACGTCCTCGAGGGCGGAGTAGTATTCGTCGGCGGCGCCGGCCAACTCCAGCAAGGCGATGTAGTGCTCCCTGCCAGCGGCAGTGGAAAGGTCGATACCTTCCACCAGGTTCCGATACCCCTGACGCGCATCGGGAAGCGTCATGCCCATCTCACCGAGAGCGGAGGAAAGTTGCCCCATCAGGCGGGCCGTCTTTTCTTCGTCCGTGTAGAACTTGTCGTAATAGGTCGCTGTGATCTCCCGCAGGTTGTCCAACCCTTCAGCCAGTCGTACAAGGTCCTCGGTGAATACGATCATCTCCTGACTTGTTCCAGCGAACGAGTGCCGCGTGATCTCCAGCGTGTTCCGCACCACCGCAAGATCGACCACAAGACGCGCAGCCGTTTCCAGCATCGACTCCCCGAGTCGCTGGAACTGGTCGAGGGTAGTCCCGAAGATGGCGCGGATCGCCTGAGTGCCTACGTTCGCCAGGTAATCGTTTATGGCTGCATTTATCTCGTCGGCGTTCTTACCGGACAGGTCGATGAATCCTCCCTGGAACACGTAGTTCATGGCGGCGGTAACGTCGCCGCCGAGTTCCCTGGTGAGATCCACGATGAGTTCCGACATCGACTTGAACACTTCCGTTATGCTGGAGCGGATGGTGTCTGAAGTGTTTTGCCATGTTGACCACTGATTAGGGTTAGAAGGTACACCCCAATTCGCCCGTTCGGAAACCCCCATTTGCTGACCGCTCATTAGCGAACCGGCTGATGCTGGACCATATTCCAGACCAGAACTCGTTACAGTCCACCAAGGATTCGCGCCGTAAGGTCGAGGAAATCTTGCCGCGGTGAATCCGCCCGTCTGGAACGCCCGCGTCACCACCTGCTCCACTCCGTATGCCAAATGCTCGACCGACTTATGAATGCCGGTGAGTTCCCTGTTCTCAAGGTCGTATGTTTCTTGAAGCAAGTTCACCATGTTCGTCAGGGCTTCGGACTGCGTACCTGCTTCCGCGCCGAGGGTGATGTCGGAGTATTGGTATCCACCGGCCCCCGCCATTCCCCCGCCTGCGCTGACGCTTCCTCCTCCGAATGCGATGCCAGCCGTTGCCAGAACGGACGCCATGAACGCGGCCATCGACGCGGCAAGCGCGAATCCGGCGATAGGGACTTGTCCCTGCGCGGCCACGGATGCCGCCGCTCCAGACGTAGCCGTAGACGCATTCGCGGCGTTTAGCGCCATCGCAGTAGACAGGGCTGACGCGGCCCGTGCTACGTTCATGCCGAGTTCGGCAGTATGCGCCGCCTGCTTCATCGTCTGCAGAGCCTTGAATTCCTTCGACTCCCGGTCGTACATCATGCTCATTGAGTCGAACATGCTTTGAGTGTCCGACAAGATCATGCGCATGCCGGTCGTCTCGTTGTCGAACTTCACCATTCTTGCGTTAAGAATATCCTGCTGCGCTTTTTTATCGGCGGCAACGGCGTCAATGCCTGCGGCTATTCTTGCTTCTTTCTCCTTGTTGATGAGTTCTAATTTGCGGCGGTACGCTTCCTCCTCGTAACCGATTATGGAATCGTAGAAGTCAGCCATCGCAGCGGGGTCGTGCATCTCCAACCACGCCTTGAACTCGGCCTCCTTCATCTCGCGGACGGTGTCCAAGTATTCCTGCGTCGCTCCCATCTCGGCGGCGAGGGCTTCCATGTAGATCGCGCCCTCTTCGGCGTACCGCTTGCGATCCAACTCCACGATGGCGGCGGCGATCTTCTTCTCTTCCTCCCACGACTCATCGTCCAGTTTGCGGAGGGTGTCGTGGTACTCCTGCGTCATTCCCATCTCATCCATCAGTGCGTCGTGGATGAGTTTTCCTTCTTCGGCAAGGATCTTCGCCCGGTCCTTCAGGTAATCGGCGGCGAGCTTGTCTTTCAATTTCTTCGCTTCGAGCATCGCGGCGACGTTCGGAGCCTCGGCTTTCGGGCCAGGCTCCGGATTCGGCACAAGGATGTCCGCGATCTTGCCACTCTTGATCCCCTTGCTCTTGTCGGAAACCCCTCCGCCGAATGCGCTGGCGTAGAACCTCTCAATGGCCGGTCCGTACTTCTCAACGGACTCCCACCACGACTTCATCCCTTCCACCATATCTACCATCAGCGCTCCGGCGGTGGCCTTCGCGCCCATCTTGATCCTGTCAATCGCGTCACCGTAGGAATCCAACTTCTTTATCTGCTCGTCGGTGAGTGTCGCCCCCATCCTGACGGCTTCTTCCTTCATCCGCTTGATGCCTTCCGCGCCCTCGTCGAATATCGGCAAGATGTCCGAACCAGCCCGCCCGAAGATTAACAACGCGAGGGCGGTTTTGTTCGCTCCGTCCTTCATCTTCGAGAAAGCGTCGGCGATCTCCATGTAAACATCGTTGGTCGCCTTCAGGTTGCCGGCCGTATCCTTGACGGATATTCCCATCGCCTGGAATGCCATCGCCGCGTCGGAGGACGGCTTCTCGGATTCAGCGATGGACTTCGACAGGAACTTTAGAGAATTACCTACACCCTCAAACTCCACGCCGGAGAGTTTGGCCACGTACTGGAGGGCGGAGAGTTCCGATCCGGCGACGCCGAACTTCTTCGAGGCATCGTCTAACTGACCACCGAGTACGATGGCGGCTTTTCCCATAGAGTAGAGGGCGTATCCGATGGCGGCGGATGCGGCGAGAACCTGCGTCTTGTACTTCTCCAGAAGTGATGTGTTCCTTCCGTACTGTTCTTCGTTGATCCGCCGGAGTTGCTCCGCTACCGCTGCCTGCGCCCTTGCGATCTCGTTGCCGGTGGAGGTGGACTTCGCCTTGATCGCCTCCAGGGAGTTGACGGCGCTCTGACGCATCGCCGCGAAGATCGCATCGGACTTCACGCCTATGTTCTGGAAGTTCTTCTCGATGGACAGGGAGGTGGTCGTCGCGCTTTGGATGAGTTTCTGCTGGTTGCGCTCAAAGCGGGTGTAATCTAAATCGATTTCCACAAAAACCGAACCGGCTGACATCATGCGCCCCCGCAGAAAGATTCAATCCGGCATTTCAACTTCTTTATGCTGTCGAGTTCTTTCCCCCACACGACAAGCGTGTCGTATCCATACGGCGCGAACAGGTTTATCCTGTCCTGCGGATCGTCATCGGTGTGCCATCGCTCCCCGTAGAGTTCGATTATTTTCTTCGCCCCGTTGACGTTGATGAAGTCGGGGCATTTCCCTGCGATGATTACCTGACCGTCCCCAACGAACTTCCATTCGCCGGGGTACATGGTATCGAGCACCCCCAGGAGTTTCGTTTCCGCCTTATTTGGAGAATTAAACACGAGGCACTTCTTCGCATGTTCCGGGTCTTTCCACAATACTTTCGCGGACACGGAGCATTTCATTTTCGCTTCCTCCGACATCACCTTGCCCCTGTTCCCATCCCCGATCTTGCGCAAGGTTTCAACTGAATGTCGGTAGCCGTTTCTCACCCTCGCCGCGTGAGCGTTCTTATTATGTTCTTCGGATAGCGGGACACCTCTATGCGATTTACGCATTTTTTCCCGTGATTCATCGGAGTGCCGTTTCCCGAGCATGAACCCGGGGCGACTAAGCCCCAATTCCCTGAGCCTTTTCCTTGTCTCTTCTGAATGCGTCTTCCCTTGCATCGGGTGCGCGTGGCGAGAGTTATGCCCATGAACATAGCGATTGTCTGACTTCGCCAGTTCTCCACATCCGCAATTACATTGGAGCGGGGCGGCAACCACTTTTCTTTTCATCGCTTTGCACGCACGTTCCCTGAAGTCCGGGTCGCTCCATCTCTTCTTCGCCGCTTCCGAAGCTCGCTTCCAAGATTCTTCGGAGAGGAACTTCCTCACTTCTTCACCTCGGGGTTCTTGCCGATTTCATTTTCAACCCGCTGGATAACGTCGTTCTTTACTTCATGGAAGGACTTCCGCATGAATGAATGAGGCGCGGCATGGACTGTCCCGTACTCGACGAAGTGGGCATACCACACCTTGAAATTTCCGGCATACACACGGATATTGCCGGGCCGACTCGGTTTCGTTACGCGGCGTATCGATTCCCTCAATGATCCCGGCTCACGACCCTGCCATTGTTTCGCCCCGAAGGAAACGAGCTGGCCCTTCCCCCTCCCCCGTCCCGGAGTAAAAGATAGCCACTTCTCTTTGACCGAACCGTCCCTACGCACTTCTCCAACCGGGCATCTCGCCTTCGCGGAGATGACGACATCATCCATGACTTCGGTTATGGCCGTGATCGCCTCTTTCCTTATCTGGCCGAATATCTCCGCAGCTTTCCAGTTGGCTACCCGCATCACGTTTCCCTTTTCTCGTTAATTCTGTCCAGCATCCACCGCGACAGCGTGAGGATCTTCTTGAACGTGTCCAGCGCGTCCCCGACCTTATGCCGGTCGATCACCTCCCAGACGGCCAGGTGATTGATATCCACCGGGCCGCCCGGCCCCATGATCCACTGGTTCTGAACGAGGGAGTACAGCATGATAGCGTCTTCGTTCTCATCGAGCATGACGGGTTTGCATGTATCGCATGGAGGATCCTGCGACGGGTCCTTACTGCTGTACAGCGTGATGCAGGCCGCGCAGTTGGGCTGCTGTTCCACCCTCCACTGCGCGACCTCTAAGAGTTTTTTGTTGCCGCTTCCTCCGTCCCGGCGTTCGCCCCGGTGATGATCTGCAAACACCTTCCGACGAACCGAGCGAACTGCGGGATGTTCATCAGCTTGACCTTATTCTCCGTCGTGCAGGGGATCTCGTTGCCGTCCTTGTCGAGGATCCCCTCCCACGCTTGAATGGCGTGGTCCCAGATCAACTCGCCTTCCTTCTTCTTCTGCTCCGGCGTCTGGTCCTCGTACTCCACCCGCTCCATCGCCCGCGTCTTCGGGTTGAGAACGAACTCCTTGATGACCTTGCGGGTCTGCGACCGTATGCCTTCGATGGCGTCCGCTCCGGCGATCCTGATGCGGACCCGTCCCGCGTCCGGTTCCGGGTCAAGATACGTGATATCCCCGTTCTCCTTTATCTCGGACTTGAAGAACCGGAACCACTCGCCCTGCGTCTCTCCGCTTAAATCAAAACGCATAGACCCTCCCCTTCAGAATGTTTACTCCACCTTCCACGGGCCAGTCGCCTTGCCGGAGAACTTGATCGTCCCGAGTCCTGACTTGTCCATACCGATGGCGACGGACTGCACGAGCATCCCCGAGTCGGAATCGTTCGTCAGGTCCGGCGTCCAGTACGAGGTGTTGTCCACGTACAGGCGGATGTTCGTGATGCGGCTGTTGTTCTTGTTCGCGGAGATCAGGATGTCCTGCCCCGTGGTGTCGGCGGGGTCGTACAGTCCGCCGAAGTTGACGTTGCCGTAGTCGAGCAGGCCCGTCATGAACTGCTTCGCCGTGTCTCCGAACGACGTGGAGTCCAGCAGATCCACGGAGATACCGGGGAGTTCCCAGGTCCCCATGCCGACGACCGTGTTGCTTCCGAGCTTTACCGCGGCCTTGTTTCCAGCTTTGAAAGCCATGACGCTATCCTCCTTCTGGTTAGGTGTTTACCGCCTTCAACACGCCGTGCTCGACGGTATGCTGTGCCTCAATGTCCTTCAGTCTCCCGAACAACCTCCACGTACCTTCCGTGATCTGCATCTGCGACAGATGGCCGGCGGGTACGGATGTATCGACGAATATCTTGTACCCGGCCTGCCGGAGATCGGAGCAGAACCCGATATCCTCCCCGACATGCTTCCCGTTCTCCGCCGTCCGCACACGGAACCACGGCGGCATCATCGCCCGAAAAACATCCATCTTGAATAGCAGGCAACCCGTCCCGGTTGCATCCACCTCCACCAGGGTATTCGGCTCCCACTCCTTTACCGTCTGGTACTCGTTGATCTTCCCCCGCAGCATCAGCGGGTCAAACGGCGGATAGCGCCGGTACACGAGGCACCCGACCACATCGAGGTCATGCGCCAGCAGTCGCGTGATCGTCTCCGGGTGATACACCTGATCGGTATCGCACATCAGAAGATGAGTGCAATTCGACTCCTTCGCATCCTGCACGATGGAGTTCCGCATGTTCTCGATGGTCCCCTTGTCGGACCGGATGTAGACGAACGCGGGCTTCTCCATCGTGATGAACGAATCGAAGAAGGCCGAAGGTACGTTCTGGTATGACAGCGGAAGACCGATCCCGAGCCGAAAGTTGCTGACCTTCACTCCTTCTCTCCCGTGTATCCCGCCTGCCAATGGACCGGCTGCGGGAAGTATTTATGATCCACCGGCATCTTCTCCAGGCGGACGAAACCCACCTTCTCAAGCGAATCCTTCAGCAGTGCCGCGCTGTAGCAATACTGATGCGGGCTTTTCTGTTTGTACGAGTAAATGAACAGGTCGTTCATCTCCCGCAAACGATCCGGCGACGGATCCTCGACGTAATCCTTCACCAGCACGTCGTAGTCGGGAACGCATACGGAGATGCGCCCTCCCGGTCGGAGCAGGGAGTACCAGTACCGCAGCGCCTCGATCCCGTCCTCGTAGTGGAAATGCTCGAGGACGTGGCCGGCGTATATCTCGTCGATGGTTCCCGGCTCGAACGGGAGGTCGAGGATGTCGGACACCATGTCCGGGTGAACGTCCTTGTCCTGGTCGATGTTCACAAATCCGAAGATTGGGAACGGACCACAGCCGAGATTGATCCGGCGCCCCTTCCCGTTGAACTCGTTCCCCATGACGACCTGCCGTTGCCAGAAGTCCTCGCCCCACTTCTTCTTCAGGTGCGCGTTCGTCTCTCCGATGATCCCCTTGTACGAAGGTCCTCCGCTTCGCTCCAGGTCCTTGAACGATGCGCTCCCCTCGTGGTGAACGTATACGTCCCGAGCCACGCCGATGCGGTGCCCCTTCTCCCGCGCGCGGAAGCAGAAGTCGATCTCCTCGCCGGACGCGGGCCAGATGGACTCGTCGAACTCCCCAACCTCTTCGTAGACCGAACGCTTGAACGCGAAGCAGAAGCCGATGATCCAATTCACGTCCACCGTCATGTCCTTCATCCGCTCGGACAACTCCGATGCGACCTCGTTCAGTTCCTTCACGTCCTCGTAGGCGGATACGGTGGTTCTCTGTATCCCGGCGGCGTAGTTCGTCATCGGCCCGACGATGGAGAACTCCTCGAGATGTCCGGCCAATTTATCCGCATACCCCGGCGTCACGATGACATCTTTATTTAGCAGGACGACCACATCGCCATTCGCCACGCGGCATCCTTGATTTACGGCCGCCGGGAAGCCGAGGTTCGTTTCGTTGCGGATCAGCGTCACGTCCACGAATCCCATGTGGGGCTTGGCATACGGCGGATCCGAACCGTTGTCCACCAGGATCAACTCGTAGTCCTGCGTGGTGTTACGGACGGCATCGATGCACCACCCCGTCATCTCGTGATTATTCCAGATTGGAATGACGATTGAGACCAACGCTCCTCCTTCAGTTCTTCTTCATCATGACGGTATAATCCAAATCCGCCTGCCAATACTCCCCGGACCCGGTGGTCACGTCCGCTTCCCCACTGGTCAACGATGAGTTTTCGCGTACCATCAACAGGTGAGTATTCCCCGTGATCGACAGAGTGCAATCGTCGTACAGGGTTTTCAGGTTCGTCACGATGTCCTCGATCTCCGTGGAACCGGAGGTCTGAGAGAAAATGGAAAATTGCACCAGGACCTCTTCCAGCGAGTCCGTAAACGTGTCCCGCGGCACGTCGGAGATAATGAAGTACACCGCGTACGGCCACGTCGGGTTCTGCGGGGCGCGATGCTTGTAGAGCCGCCCGCCGATCGACGTGTAGAATGCACTGCCGGAGATCTTCGAGAAGATGGCGGTCGAGAGGTTCTTCACTACAGCACCTCCTTACAGAGGAGGTCCATCTGGACGTGCTTCTCATCCTTGTCGAATATTGCCCCTATGGAAAAGTAACGTGTCCCGAATTTAATCCTCCACGATGCGCCGATCCCTGCGTAATACCTGATTCGAATTGTGTGAGTGATCGTCATCGTTGGCGCCGCCGCTCGCGTTTGCTCGGTGGCGGATCCGTGCCAGATTGCCGCCCGGACGGTGGCCTGCGTGCTCCAGGTCAGTGTTTCCCCGCCCATGCCATCAGAGACAGCGGTCGCGGACTGCAGCTCGATCGAATGCCGAAGATCCCCGCTCCTCATCGGAAGGTGATGATCCTGTATGGATCAAGCAGCCCGTCGGTGAAGTCCCGGGGGACGTTCATAACCGTCTGCCCTACTACGAGCCCCTGCGGGTTGTCGTACAGCGTCCCCGCTAGCATCTTGATCCACGTCTTGATCGCAGCCGGTACGTCGCCGGGTACGGCGCCGCGGCGTACGTCCCGGCTCCGGTCAAGACGTGGATCGAGGTGCTAGCGGGGACGCTGTACGACAACCCGCAGCAGCTCGTAGTAGGGCAGACGGTTATGA